GCTCCAGAAGTCACGGGGGCTAAACCGTATCAGGACTCATCCTGCTGTAACTGTGCGCCCCGTTAGGGGCACTTGAACCTTAAACGTCTACTTCCACCAAGATCTCAAAGAAAGGATGTCCTAAGAGAAGCAAGATGTTTTTGACGCTCAAAATTTCGTTCTTCATTGTGTCCAGCTGCTCAGGGTCCAAAGAATAAATCTTGTAGAACTGCTGATAAGTTTCAGGGGAAGACTTGTGCTTCTTCCCAACATGGAACTTATAGTCATCCGCCTTTGCGACGGTAGTGACATCTGACAACAATGTAAGACAATGGCTGACATAGGTAGAAAGGAGCGGGATATGCGCACTGTCTTGCGACATGCCTACTAACACCCCCTTCATCCATGCTCTGGGATTGTGTTGAACATTCACTGACCACGCGACTTTGGCTAAAACTCGTCCGACTTTGGGTCCCCAGACTCTTCCTGAGTCTGTTCGCCAAAAATAGCCTGAACAAAATTCAACCCTGTCGGGGTCTGAATGAAGGATCGTTTTCGCTGTAAAACCCAGCAATGCCAAAGTACTGACGAAGGCATCTCTGTCTACGTCATCTTTCAAGGCTATTACTGAATCATCACGCTAACTATGATTCTGAAAACTTTGACGCCAAGGCGCCCTAATGCAAACATCAGGGCTCCCGCGTCAAGAGTTCCATTTCCACAACTAGTGTTCGGATCCCCGGAGCAGCGAGTACCAGCCACCTGGTACTTATGTCCATGGGAACTTTTTCCCTTGACAAATAGCTGCTCCTTCAACACCACCTTAGCCCACTTTCCAACGCCGTGATCATCGTAGAGCTGTTGCTCCACTTCTAGCGCTTCTACGCAGATTGATGCATCGAATCTAGAGAAATCCGTCTCCAGATAACTCGTAAATCCTTCAGCCTCGCACTGCGTCATCCACATACCCACCTGCTCGGCACTTAGGCCAGGAGCATAGGTTACGCGGGAGGAAAGGGACCAGGTCCGGGCAAGATGTTTGCT